GATGGTGATTTAACTCAATTAGTTTCAGAAAGAACTCATTTATTTAATCCTTCACATAATAGAATATATCAATTAAATGATATGTTTGTTTATGACCATGAAGAGATTCTTATACAAAATATTAAACTTGTTAAAATGATGTGTGGGGACCCGTCGGATAATATTGCGGGAATAAAAAATTTGGGGGTTAGAAGACTATTGGCTTTAGTTCCTGAAATTAAAACTCAACCATTAACACTCGAAATTCTAATAGAAAAATTTAACGCTCTATTTGAACAAGACCAACATAACAATTTAATAAAGAATCTAATTACAGGGGTTACGAAACACGGAGTGTTAGGAGAGGAGTTTTACAATGTAAATAAACGCATTGTAAGTCTTGATGAACCTTTCCTTACTGAAGAGTCAATACCCTCTATAAATTCTCTTATGAATGATATAATGGACCCGGAAGGTCGTTCCTATAAGAATACAATGAAGATGATGATGGAAGATGGAATATTTCTTCTTCTACCAAAATCTGATGACGCATGGATTAACTTTCTAAATCCATTTTTAAGACTAACCAGAAAAGAAAAAAATAAAAAATTAATCAAAATAAAAGACAATGACTAATCAAGACGCAACAAAATTCGAATTTCTATTAACTTTAGGTAAAAACATAGTTTGCCAAAGATTCTTTAATGTAAGAGACTATAATGTCGAAGCGAGACGCTCGATTGACATACATGAATATGTAAAAGATATTTGTGAAGAAATCTCACATGATTTGAAAACAAAAACATTGGATTATCTAAACGAAAATCAAGATTATTTTTACGGTTTAAAGGATGTGGAAACCGGAGAAAATGATGAAAAAGAATATTTTTTACTAGTATTAAAGCTAGGTGATGATGTATTTATCCAAAGGATGTTTCCTTCTAATATCTTTCACCCAAAAGTTAGATATACGGTCGACATCCGCCCAAGCCTGAAGAGATATCTATCAGATTTAACTGCTATTTTATCTTCTGAGGAATTAGAAACAACTTATTTAAATTATCACTTATAAAAAAAAATAATCATGACAGAAAAGAACTTTGGTTTTCTCGGAGCATCATTCCAACAAGCCCTAATACGAGCAATTATTGAAGACAAAAAATATGGGGAACAAATAATTGATGTAATCGATAGCAAGTACTTTGATAACAATTCCTTTAGATTTATTATTCAGAACATTAAGGAACATTTTATAAAATATACTAAAATTCCTAATTATGACACATTGTCTCAACAGATTGTGTTAGAGTTAAAATCGCAAGAAAATGCAAGAATACATTTGGATACAATATCCGGTATTAAGGAAAACACTCAGGATTCGTCTCTCGTAAAGGATGAGGCTTTAAATTTTTGTAAACAACAAAATTTAAAAAAGGAGTTAAAAAGGGTAAATCAAATAATTGACAACGGCTCCTTTCAAGAATATAATACCATTGAAGGTATTATTCAAAAGGCAATGCAGGTTGGATTACCACCCGAAGAATCTATGGATGTGTTTCATAACATTGATGAGGCGTTAGAGAAGGACAACAGACACCCAATCCCAACAGGAATTGATGGATTAGATGGTATGTTAAAAGGAGGGTTAGGTAGAGGTGAATTAGGGGTTGTTTTAGCACCGACAGGTACAGGTAAGACAACACTATTAACACTTTTTTCAAATACCGCATATAACTATAATTTTAATGTTCTTCAAATATTTTTTGAAGATAATCCAGCAAACATCAAAAGAAAACATTACACAATTTGGTCAGGTATTGAACCAGATGAACAACCAAACAACAAAGATGAAGTAAAACAAAGAGTTGAAGAGGTTAGGTCTAAATGTACCGGTTCTTTGAGTATTATTAAATTACCAAGTGATTCTGTTACTATTTCTGAAATTAAAACAAGAATTAGAAAACATATTTCTGATGGTAAAAAGATTGACTTATTGGTTATTGACTATGTTGATTGTATAACATCAGAAAGGTCAACTAATGGTGAAGAATGGAAAGGTGAGGGTTCAACTATGAGAAGTCTTGAATCGATGACTAGTGAATTTGATATTGCAATATGGACAGCAACTCAAGGTAATAGAGAGTCAATTTCTTCGGAAGTTGTTACAACAGACCAAATGGGTGGCTCAATCAAAAAGGCACAAATCGGTCATGTTGTTTTATCGGTTGGTAAGACATTAGAACAAAAAGAACATAACCTAGCAACTATGACTTTATTAAAGTCAAGAATTGGACAAGATGGTGTTATTTGGCAGAACTGTACATTTGATAATAGATTTCTAATTATTAATACAGAATCTCAAAGTACATTATTGGGACATAAGGAAGATGTTCAAAAGGACAACGCAACACGAGCTAAAGATGCGTTTATAAAAAGACAAAAGGTCTTGAATCGTGAAAATTAATAAAAAAAGTAAAAACAAAACAAAACAAAAATATAATTAATTAGTATGGACGAATCACAAAAAATATTATCAGATTTAACGGTATACATGAAGTATGCTAAGTATGTTCCCGAATTACAGAGAAGAGAAACATGGGACGAATTAGTAACAAGAAACATGGATATGCACATTAAAAAATTTCCAAAATTAAAAAAGGAAATTAAAGATGTTTATCGTTATGTTTACGAAAAGAAAGTTTTACCATCAATGAGGTCTATGCAGTTCGGTGGTAAACCAATTGAGATTTCACCAAATAGAATTTATAACTGTGCTTACTTACCAATTGACGACCTTGCTGCGTTTTCGGAAGCAATGTTTTTATTGTTAGGTGGAACAGGTGTTGGGTATTCAGTACAAAAACATCATGTTGAAAAATTACCCGAAATTAGAAAACCAAACCCAAATAGAACAAGAAGATTTTTAATTGGGGATTCTATTGAAGGATGGGCTGACGCAATTAAAGTATTAATGAAATCATACTTTGGAGAACAATTATCAACTCCAGAATTTGATTTTTCGGATATTAGACCAAAAGGCGCTCAACTTGTAACATCAGGTGGTAAAGCACCGGGACCTCAACCATTAAAAGATTGTCTTCACAAACTACAAGGTATGTTAAGTGCAAAAGAAGATGGTGACAGATTAACTCCAATTGAAGTTCATGATATGGTTTGTCATATTGCAGATGCAGTATTGGCTGGTGGTATTAGAAGAGCGGCATTAATCTCATTATTTAGTGCTGACGACAACGAAATGATTTCTTGTAAATCAGGTTCATGGTGGGAACAAAATCCACAAAGAGGTAGAGCGAATAACTCAGCTGCACTTGTTAGACATAAGATTACAAAAGAATTTTTCTTGGATTTATGGAAACGTGTTGAAGCTTCAGGAGCAGGTGAACCTGGTATCTACTTTACAAACGATAAAGATTGGGGAACAAATCCATGTTGTGAAATTGCATTAAGACCAAATCAATTCTGTAATTTATGTGAGGTTAATGTATCTGACATTGAATCACAAGAAGACCTAAATTCTCGTGTTAAAGCTGCGGCGTTCATTGGAACATTACAGGCGGGTTATACAGATTTTCATTATTTAAGAGATGTTTGGAAAAGAACAACTGAAAAAGATGCGTTGATTGGTGTATCTATGACAGGTATTGGTTCAGGTGTGGTTTTAGGTTATAACATGAAAGAAGCCGCAAAGGCAGTAAAGGAAGAAAACACAAGAGTTGCGGAACTTATTGGTATTAATAAATCAGCTCGTATGACTACTGTTAAACCAGCAGGAACGACTTCATTAACATTAGGAACATCATCGGGAATTCACGCTTGGCACAATGATTATTACATTCGTAGAATTCGTGTTGGAAAGAATGAGTCGATATATAGTTTCTTTTTAAATAACCATCCTGAATTGGTTGAAGATGAATTTTTCCGTCCACACGATACAGCGGTTATTTCTGTTCCACAAAAGGCACCGGAAGGTTCAATATTAAGAACAGAAAGTCCATTCCAACTATTAGAAAGGGTTAAGAGAATTACTCAAGAATGGATTAAACCCGGTCACAGAACTGGTTCAAATATGCACAATGTGTCGGCAACAATTAGTTTGAAACCTGAAGATTGGGAATTAGCTGGTGAGTGGATGTGGGATAATAGAGATTTTTATAATGGACTATCTGTACTTCCGTATGATAATGGAAGTTACATTCAAGCACCTTTTACTGATTGTACTAAAGAAGAATATGAAAATTTATATTCAAAACTTCATTCAATCGATTTAAGTAAAGTTATTGAACATCAAGACAACACAGATTTAAGTGGTGAAATTGCATGTGGAGCTTTAGGTTGTGAAATTAAATAACAAAAAAAATAAAAATAATGATGAAGGGGATGGTCAAAAACTTTCCCCTTCTGATTTTTATATAGAGGATGAAAAATATGTTTTTACTGAGGAATTTCATTTAAAACGAGGGTTTTGCTGTAATTCAAAATGTAGGCATTGTCCCTATAAAAAAGATTTAGGTGGCTCCCTTAATGGTTCGCGGCCGACCGCAAGCATCTAACTTTGAAAATACAGGGGGCGAATATCAGAGACAAATCGAGGACCAAATTCCTCGATTTTTTTATTTAATGGTATTTATTAATAATGGGAAAAATAAGATTTGAGGAAGAGCATTTAGATTACTATGATGGTCAGAACAATTATGAACTTGGAGTCTATGAAGATGATGAGATAATTGGGTATGTTTCCTTTGTAATTTTTGAAAATGAAATAACGGTTAGTGATATATTAGTTAGACCCAATAGAAGAAGAGAAGGATTTGCATCAATGTTAATAAAGAAAATGAAACAATTACATCCAGAATCAACTTATAGGGAATCATTAAAAACTGATTTGGGTGCTAAGTTCATA